TCCATGTGTCATATTATTTCTCATTTCTGACGCCATGCTATTTTTATACATTATTTGAGCGTGAATAAAAGTATTTTATATAAAAAAAGTTAGGATATTTTTAAGAAAACAATGATCGTGAAATTTATTCCAATGCTTTATCCACCTAGGCATTATAACCTATTTTTTTCTCAAGCTTACAATGAACTCTAGCTAGGGCGTTCAAAAGCCGTTTTTTGAGTATGTATCATTTCAACTCTAACGAGGGGTGTCACGATAAAAAGCTTACCATTCACGATCATTGCAATTATGAATTTAGAGATTTCCCATTAAATTACAAGAAGTTATTTAAGAGCTGGGGCAATAGCCCCAGCAATCAGATTATTATTTTAATGCCCCTACTTCAGTTTCAGAATATGTCGCGTCGAATAAAGTATCATCATCTATATCGCTTAAATGAATTTTAAATTCATTGCGCATTTTTCTGACAAAAGCCCTAGCCAAGATTTGTTTCAAAGCTTTGATACAATCTTTTTTCTTATGACTGCGAGTAGTTTTGAAGTCGAACATATTAGACAAAGGTTTATCATCAACTGAGGCAATCCAGCCTGAGCCTGATATTCCGTCTATGGATTGATCAAATTTTACCTGCCTGACATTAACTCTAATATCTCTTCCTATGAATTGAATATCAGAATAATAATGTCCGTTAGTTTTAGATTTCATCTTCACCTCCTGATAAATTTTCATATTCAAATGATACCTTGACCAGCTTTTCAGTAGGTTTATCAAAAAAATAGAAATTTGTATCGTGAGTAAAATCCTCATCAAATTTGTCAAACTCTTTTATTACATGACCATGATCTTCTGCTATTTCAGAAGTCAATTCTGCAACATCATCTGAAATATTTTCCCAGCGGTATTTGCTGGTAATTAGACGCTGAATAAAGTTAGTTATAGCGACCAAACGATCATGTTCATAAGGGTTCTTTTTATTCATGATATTAATATAGGAAATCTTAGGATAAATTCAAGACATAAAAAAAGGCGGTGATGATACCGCCCTTTTTTGACTGTAAGAATAATATTAGCTTAAATGTTGTTGGCTTTCGTTCACCGCCACTATATAGTCATCAGATTTTTTAGATTTTCTGCTGGACGCCATATCTTTTAGCTTCTGCAATCTGTCCTCTGATATGACCGCGAGATTAGTCGATAAGTTATCTTCGCCGACTAAAATACTGTCCTCAACATCAGTCCAATACATTTGAACTTCATCTAAGTATTTTGCCTGATCAATAACTGTTGCCATTGTGTCCTGACTATCTTTACACCATGAGTAATAATGCTTGTGAGCTTGTAGGACATCTTTTTTTGACTGCTCATAGTTCATTAAGATTTGCCATTGCCAATCCTGAACTCCATAAGCGCGAGTATGACAACCGCCAGTATTTACGACCTCTAATCCGAATGGGTTTTCAGTACCCTCACGATAACCTAATTTAAATTGATTAAAATTATCACTTAACCAATTTTCGTTTTTACTGCGGTCAGTATTTATCGTTGGATTATTTACTCCGCCCTGACGATCACGCTCAGTTTCAACGAAAGGATTTAATTTATTCGCCATGAGTTTATCATGATTTAAAGCACACGATAAAGCATGACCTAAATCAAAATCAATCCTTATTTCATCACCAGCTTCAGATTGAATATTTTTCATGGTGAAGCAATTATCATTCATAGTAAAATTTCTATGACTATAACCACCGCCACCATTATATTTTCTCAGGACATCACGATCAGCTTTGGGATATCTTTTCTCAACCTCAGCCTCTATGATTTTGTGAGCATCTTGTTGCGCTGAATAAAATCTTGTACTCGCGCTGAGTAAATTATCTTTTAATTCACTCGGCGTTTGATTTACTACGCGCCAATGCTCTTTTTTTAACGCTACTCTTTTAGAGTTGTTAAGTCTTAGTCGATTATCTGCCATTGTTAGTACCTCCGTTCAGATAATGTAAATCAGGAATACTATTAATCTCTCGATTTCTAGCTTCCATGAAAGTATAGAGGCAGTTCAGTTTACAAAACATTCCGACTGCCTCCTCATTGTGTGGTATTTGCCACTCAACTTTTTTTTCGCTCTCATTATATGTGGGGTTATATTCGCTGGGAATAGATTTGATCACATTATCTTTTGCAACCTTACCTGACCTCTTAAAAACATAACTGCTACCACGCCAATAGTTCGCGCCACCATAACTATAAGTGCCGACAGAACTTCCGCAAGTTTTACAATATTTAGTCATATTATAATCCTTTCTTATTAATATAAAAATATAAATTATTAGGATAAAAAGTCAAGACATAAAAAAAGGGCGAGAACAAATAAACTCGCCCTTCTCTCGCGGTCAGTATATTTGCGAAGATAGAAAGGATGACCGCAAACTTTTTGGGCGGTGGCTTCGTTCGCAACTGATATATCCACGCATTAAGTGTCTTAAACTAGTATTACGATTACACACCCAAACTTTTAAATATTATTCGTAGTCCTCCATAGGTCTTTTTGCTATTTCCATTGTAGCGGTATCAGTATGAATAATATAATGACCATTATCACTATTATCGCCGTCATTTTTATCAACCCCCATATAAATACTGTCACTTAAAACATCTTCATCATAAAGAACTTCTTTTACTCCTGATGTTAGATTGTCGCCGTCATTATAAACAAGTTTTTTAACTTGACGCTCAACTTTCTCTTTTCCTAAATAAGATAAAAATTGAGCTAACATTATTCTCGCTTCTAATCTGCTTATAGGGGTACTCCAATTAGCTTTACTTTCGGCTTCAGATTTACTTTTAAATGCTTTAAACCACGCTAAAGCATTTTTAGGAAAATCCGTTCCACCCCAATGATGAAATAATGCTGGAGATTCTCCGCCGTCACTATCCTTAAATGATATACTTACTCTATCACCCATATTTTATTCCTTTCTTTTGGTTTGCCCTGCTACTACCCACCATTTGCAACTGGTTTCTTCACAGGGCTAATATTAATATAATCATTTCCCATAAAATTGCAAGTAGTTAATAAAAATAATTTGACAATAATATAAAGTCCTATAAATTTGAGATAGTTATATAAGGAGTGAATTATGAAAATATTAGAGTGGGGTGTATTTGTAGAGAAGCCTGACGAATCAACTTATGAAATAAGATTAAGTGAAGACTTGGCTACGAAGGTTTATGAATATATCGAAAAATTAAAAGAAGACGATAAAAATATTTTATCGGGCGACACTAATGGGAAAATATTATGGTAAAAGAGCTGGGGGGTAAAAATGATTGATAAAATAACAAAAGAAATGGCAGAATTTTATGTACCAAAATTAGAAAATTCTAATCAATACATAGAATACTATACAGATTTTTTATTTAACTTATTAAATGAAAAAATAACAGTAAATGAACTAAGACAAGAATTAAATTCTATGTGGCAAGATTATACAAGGGAGGAACAATGAGAGAAGCAAAAGATATTTGTTATATTTGTGACAAAGTAGAACCTACGCCAAGCATGACTTATGTGGACGCAGAAAGTACACATGATGATAGATTAGTGTGTGACGAGTGTAAGGAGGGAGAAAAAAATGAGCAAATTTAAAGATTGGGTAATGGACGAGCAACAGAAAGAAGAAGAGCTTGAAAACATACAAGAAGAACTCGCGGTGATGACTGTAAATGATTTTTGTAATTTAGTTGATGAGCATGGTCTTGAGATAGAAGTTATCGACAACATATTTTGGGAACTGCGAGATAAACTTTATGAAGAGAGGAATAAGAATGAAAGTGAACAATAGGATAGAGGACATAGTCAAGGACATTGAGAAGCTAAGGGATAAACACGCCCCTGACAATGCCCCTGACAGAGAGAAGTATGACGAAGTGATTGATAAGCTAGAGGGATTGTATAGAATGATGATAGCTCAAGGCTTCATACTTTAATGAAAGGTAAATATTCTTACGACAATGTACAACCTGATTACATAATCAAAAAAAATAACGGTGAGAAATTAGTCAGGCGTAAGTGTTATCATTGCAATAAAGAATCATACATGAGTAAGTTTCAACGCTGGTGTTCAGCATTATGTAAGTACAATGCCACCAAAGACTATGATAGCTTTACTCAGGACGATTATAAGGTCAGTAAATAGTGTTTTTTTTAATTTTTTGGGAGATTATTCTTTTAGTCTTGGCTATTGCCCTTCTTCTGCTTCTTCGATAACTTTGACTTCCATGCCAATAGACTCGCCGTTAATGACGTTGTGATCTCTAATCTCTTTTAACTTGGCTTCCAACTCAGGTCTAGTCATGTTATCGAGAGAGGCGGTCACAACTTCTTTGCGGTCAATATAAAAACCAGCTAACTGACCACGACGATACTCTGCCTGAACTGCTGGACCCAATTGACCGTTAGCGACAGCTTGTTCTCTTAGTCTTGACAGCTCACGCTGGTGGCTGACAAAAGTAATCTTACTAGCCTCTGCATACTCTCGTTGTAAATCCTCAATGGCTTTGACAACATTAGGAAAGTATTTAGGATTTCTTAGGTTACAAGCTTGAGATACCGCTGAACGCTCAGAATACCCAGCTTGTCTCGCACATTCTGTGGCGGTCAAACGACCATTCTCTTTTACAAATATCTCAACAAATCTCTTTTGTTTAGGTGATAGCTCACCATTTTTTATCTTAGGCATTTTTTCACTTTAATACACTTTTTTAATTCTGTATAGATTTTTTTAATTCAATATTATAATAAATAATACTACTTTCAGTTCAAAAAAGACATATAGAGTGGTTACCTCTGGTTACCTCTGGTTACCTCTATGACGTAACCATACTATTGTTGATTTACAAGGGTTTTTCACTCAGGTTACGTGGTTACCTCTGTTTTGTGGAATTTACAAAAACATAAATCACTTTCAGTTTAAAATATCTATAGGAAAATAAAAAGGGGGCCGAAGCCCCCTGATTCTTAGTCTTGATAAAGTATGTCGACGGATTCAACTACCGCATTGATAATAAGGTCTCTTCTTTTAACTTCAGTTCTACCTTGAACTTCCATCCACTCATACTCGAATACTTGTAGGTAGAAGTCATCACTATCGGGAGCTCTGTTTATGACTACTTTTCTATAGGGTTCGTTTAATTTCCAACCGAACTCTAAAGTTTCTTTTTTAGTTGCCATTCTCTATTTATCCTTTCTATTTCATCTTCAGCCTCTTTTTTTGAATAATAAAAATATTCAAAACCCATAGGCCCTTGAAATGGAAAATATTGTTTTTTATCTTCACTCCAAATTCTCCATCTTGTAGACCCACCGTTTGTGGTAAAAGATCTGATAGATAATTCTTCGACTTTTATCATCTTTGTTTTTCCTTTCTATTTACTTTTTAAAGAGCAAAATAAATCTTTTGATTTATTTAATATCTCATTATATCCTATTAAATCCCATAAGTCAATGGGACAAAGTGTCGCATCTAAATCATTAATTGACAATAATTCCTAAATAGTTATACATAAATAGGGCTAATGACGATTCCTCCTTTCTATAATAACGACCCTTTTTCTTCAAGGTCATT